CGTAAAGTTAGTACGAAACAGCGTTGATCATGGAATTATCAACGTATTTAGTGCTGCTGCTGCAGATTAAGGGAGGTATCAAATGGCGGAAGCTACTGGAACAATTACTAACTGGAACAGCGACACCCAAAGTAAAAAACTTGTGGAAGTAATAGGGACTTACTTGCCTGTGCAGATAGTTAAATACGTACCAAGTGCAGCGGATGATACTGCAGGAACTGTGGGTATTACTTTTCCGGGTTTGAGCACAATCGTTGGCTGGTTTGTTGATGTTTACGAAAGTGGTGTAAAAGATGCCAACAATGACATCACAATAACCGTTTCCGGCAATATAATGACAGTTGCAGACGGTTCTAATTGGGTGTTGGCAACAACTAGTGAAATTTACATAATGGCGTTTGGTAAACCAAATGCATAGAGGAGATAAACAATGAGTTCAGGATATAAAGAGTATTATGTGCAGCTTATCAATTCCAGAACAAAACAAGCAATTGATGACGACAGTGGAGTTTATAATGTGTTAACAGCGGACAGTCCTGTTGAATTGACTATATATAGCAATGACCAGGGATCGTCTCAATCTAACCCCGGCACTATGACTGATGGTGTAATTCAGTTCTGGACAGCGAACACAGTAACGAGTGTAGATTTAAGTATATATACCGCCAATGGAGAAGCGGTGTTTGTTCAGGCATTAACACCTTCTCAGCATCGTGTTGAAGTTGATGTGGACAAACTAGAGCAAACCCTTGTTCTTCCATTCGCAGCATCAGAAGCTGAAACAAGTACTGGATTTACCCTTGCAGCTAGTACTTTAATAGAGGACATTGATCTGCTTGTTAGCACTGTAGATGATACTGAAACCATGGATGTTGGCACAGATGGCACAACTACAAATGATCCTAACGGGTTAATAGCAGCGGCATCGGTAGCAACTGCCGGACTTGTAGATTTAGGGGCAATCGTTACATCGGGATCAAATGAGGATTATTTTTCTTCTTGTACTTTGGGAGCGTTGCTTGCCGATTTTCTTGCGGGTACTGATGTAGCTACAGACGTGGGTACATTCAGAAGGATAAAAACCTTTATTGGTTCTGCGGAAACGGATGCTAATATTACTTACACAGGCTCTTCAGGTACAGACACAGCAGCAGGTTACATAATTCTTACACTTAAGAAACTTTTGTAGAAGGGAGTAATTAGGGGGGAGAAATCCCCCTTAATTTACAAATAAAATATGGTTCATTGGTTAGAAAAAAAATCTGGAAAATCTAAAATACGTCCGAAAAAAATAAGAAAACCTAAACCTAAACCGCCGGCAAGATTTATCGGTGCAACCGTATTAGATGAAATGTGGGATTATATAGGAATAACAAATGAAAATAGCAGCATTGATACCAGCAAGGGCGGGAAGTAAGGGAGTCCCGGGGAAGAATTTTAAAGATTTTTGCGGGAAGCCTCTATGGGAATGGACATGGAAGGCTGCTATCGATAGCAAAATTTTTGATGAAATAATTGTAAGCACAGATCAAAATGCATATAGATTTCCTGACATAGTATTTGAAGATACCTTCATTGACGTACATCGCCCTGCCAAACTTTCAGATGATAATGCATCTCTTGATGATGTGCTTTGTTATTATAAAAACATCTATGCCAGAATAGATACTTGGTGCTTACTTGTACCTACATCACCATTAAGAACAGCGGAAGATATTAAGAATGCCTTTGAAATATTTAATGATAATAATTATGATTCTCTCGTATCTGTTAATAAAGCAGATTATGCAGGGGATCATATGTATTGGAAAAAGAATAATAATGGAGTATTAGATTCTTTCCCTTTGTATGATTATAGAAATAGAATGAATCGTCAGGATGTAAACGACAAATATAGAGAAAATGGATCTATTTATATTACCAAAAAGCATATTCTTAAGAATACTAGATGCAGAATTGGGGGTAATATCGGTCTTTATCTCATGCCAAAAGAACGATCATTTGAAATAGACGATAAGATAGATTGGCGTATATGCGAAATGCTTAGAGAGGGCCCTTTGAATGAGTAACGTGTTATGGAGCACTACTGAAGCAGAGATACAAAAACTTCTGAAAGAAAGTGAATTTGATTCTACCGGTGATATGTATAGCTATCTTCTTACCTGGGGTAATAGGGTTATAAGAGATATTAATATGGAAATAGATATCAGGGCACATTTTACAACTGCCGATTTAACTCTTACTACCTCTAGTGTTTCCGTATCGCTTCCTTCTGATTTTTTTAAGATGTCTGACCGGTTTACAATAGCCCGTGTTGGTGAAAATGAAATAAAAATCATAGGACTTGAAACGCTTTATTCATATGATCCTGATCATGATGAAACATCTACAGCAAGCAAACCGGATTACGTGTCCATAGAAGGAATGCTACTTTATCAATATCCAATGGTAAATGCTACATTAGTATTGGATAATTACATAAAAACACCAACTGACATAGCAGACGGCACAGGCAATCCGGACATGCCTGATGATGCTGTTTTGCAAGATTTGATTATTGCAGGGGTATGCAGAAAAGCATATAGATGGTTGCAGGATTTTGACGCTTTAAAACTCTATACCGGAGAATACAATTATTATCTTGAGTTGTATCGTAAACACATCGATAAAACCAACTCAGCAGTCGTACAAAGTGCTTATTATTATTAGGAGGAAAGAACTATGACAACAGAACCGAACTGGATAAGAACTCCAGGATATACAGCTACTTATGTATTTACATGGGATCAACACAGTGGTAAGAATGCTGCTCCGAATACCTGTACTTTAGATGGGGTGACTATGACTGTGGCAGATACAGTGATATTTGCCGGTAGGGCTAAAACTGTTGTAGCAATAATTGATTCTACGCCAGCAGACAATGAAGAAAATGGCGATATAAATTTTATTGCTGGCACAAAACCAGATGGAAAATTCGAAGATGGAGTTACCGGTAAATGGGATGAATTTACATACACAGATGGAAAGGTTGAACATATGTATCCAAGTCCTGCACCATATTTGAAGATACGTAACGATAATACAAGTGGTAACGTTGCGCCGCAGGTAACGGTTTTGGTAACATTTTAGGGAGTTTTATGAGTAACATAATCAGAATACCGCCATTGCAAAGGCCAATAGCAAAGCCGATACCTTACCCCTTTCCACGGCATATTAGATTAGATAAGTCTTGTGTTCTGGCTCTGCTTCCTGGTGGTCAGAAATCTGCTTCATGGCAGGATGAGTCAGGGAAAGATAATGATGGTGTAGTGACAGGAGCTTCGTTGACCAGCAAGGGCAGACATGGGCCTTCACATCATTTAGACGAGATAGACGATCATATCGTAGTATCTGATTTTAGCTATGGTCCTTATTTCACGATCTGTATCTGGATGAAGCTGGATGATAATGCTGGCAGTTTGTATCAGTATTTTTTTAGCCATGGTATTTTTAATACCTTGAATAGTATAAATCTTTATGTAAATGAAGATGGTCTTACAAATCCAAATAGGTTACAGATAAAAATTAGGAATTCAGTTGATGCTACCTCTAATTTAATTTTTGATAACTTCGCAGACACAGACTGGCATTTAGTTTGTGTAACTGTAGACGCTTCATCTTCAAGACTGTATGTTGACGGAGACGAGAAAGCCAGTGATGTAACATCTGATAACAGCTTTAACCCTGCAACCGATATCTATATCGGAGCAAGGGAGGATTTGGATGTGAACAGACATTTTGGAGGGTTAATTGATGGGGTATTGATATTCAAACGAGCTTTATCAGCAACTGAAATATTGAACATCTATAACCAGGGAATATAATGGCATATTTAAGATTTAATATTGACCTAGCATTTAAGCAGCCTCTGGAAGCGTCTTTACAAGCAGATATAAAAAGTTTCAAAACTGCATTGCTCAAAATTAAACCATTTGCAGTAAAGATAAATGCTGCTGCGATGAACGAAGAAAATACTCAAATGAGCAAACAGCATATTTGCAAACATGATGAAGGCAAGCCTTGTGAGGAAAAAGTTGATATTTCAAGCATTGCCAAATCATAGGAGAAGATTATGTTTAAACGATTTGTAATTTTATTTTTATCTTTTATATTTTTGGGATTTACTTGGATGCCTCTTCCATTAACTACAGAGAAACAAAGAGATGTTTTAGGAGTAGGCGGAGAAGGAATGCAAATGATTTGGGGATTGGAATATGCTCAAACTAACCCAAATATTTTATATCTTGTATCAGATACATCCCAAACATGGAAAAGCACTGATGGTGGACAAAGTTGGAAAATTAAACATGTAGGCTTTAGGAGTAATGGTGGAATATCTCTCAAAATAAGTCCTTCTGATGAAAATGTAGTCTTTGTTGCTGGCAGTGTACATCGTACTAAAAACACATCTCCATCAGAAGGAATATACAGAACTTTAAATGGAGGGGATACTTGGGAACTAGTTTATCAAACTGCTTTTTATAGAATATCAAGTTTTAAAGGAGGGATAAACTTTGATTTTTATGATGAAAATACTATTTATGCAGGAACTCATGAAGATGGATTATTAAAATCTACAGATAAAGGAGATACCTGGGTAGATTTAAATATTTTAGAAAATGAAAAGATACTGGATTTAAAAATACATCCTACAAATAAAAATATTTTATATGTTTCTACGGAAATTGGGTTATATAAATTTACTAATGAAATTTCTCTTGAACCTATAGGAAATTTACCTGATTTTCCAAGAACTATTGTAATAAATGAAAATTATCCTAATATTATATATGCTTCTGTTGGTAAATTTGGAGTATTCAAATCAATAGATGGCGGAAATACTTTTGAATCTTCAAATGTTGGGTTAGAATGGCCTTTAAATAACAATAAAAAAACTACTTATCTTGCAATTAGTAAAACTAATCCAGACTATCTATATGTTTATTTTTATTATATGGGCGGGAAAAGTATATTTTATACTCATAATGGAGGTAATAATTGGTATCCTGCAACAGATATGGATAAAGGAAATTTAATGAAAGATATAACTTTATCTTCCGGAGGTCATTTTCATTCCGGGCCGATAGCAATTCATCCAACAAATTCTAATATAGCCATTATTTCTGCAACTAAAGCAAACTTAGTTAAGACAGAAGATGGAGGACAAACTTGGGAATATAGTGGAAAAGGTAGAATGGGGGCAAGGGCAGGAATAGGGAATACCTCATTTGGTTGGGATAATGAAGATCATTGTAGGTTTGCAATTTTCACCATAGATCATGGAATTATGCTGTCTTTAGATTTTGGGTGGACATTTAAAAATATAAGCCCTAAAATCAATCCAAGATCAACTCCTGTAGGAATAATTGATCAAGAAATAATAGTTACAGCTTTAGGTTCTTGGGGTACTCAAAAGATTTACATTACAAGAGATGAAGGTAATAGTTGGGAATCTATAGATGGAACAGAAGATAGCTATAAATTTATCTCTTTTCATAAACAAGATCATAATATAATTTATGCAGGAAAATGGAAATCATTAGATAAAGGATTGACTTGGTTTGAATTATCGGAAAAAGTTATAGGTATATTTGAAGGAAATGGAGATATTGTTTATGCTAAAAAAGGAATTTCACAATATCAATCTACAATATTAAAATCTATTGATGGTGGAATTTCTTGGACTCAACCTTATGGTAATATTCCAAGAAATGTATCGGGTGCAAATGAAATAGCTATCGATCCTAACGATGAAAATAGAATTTATGTAACTAATTATTGGAGAAATTTATTTATTTGGGATGGTTCGATTTGGAAAGAAATTGAATTAGAAATGGATAGTTATGGAAGTAAAGGGACAAAAAATGTAATAGTTGATCCAAATGATAGTAATATTGTTTATGTTGGTAAATTTGCTGGTTGGAAAGGACAAAGCAATGGGATTTTAAAATCCATGGATAAAGGATTAACTTGGGAAAACATAACTTATAATTTAGGCCCTGAATTTACTCCTTGGTCATTGTCTATATGTGGTGGAGGACATTTAATAGTGGGGTCGTCTCATGGAACTTGGTTTTTATTAAACATAGGAGACTAAACAATGTTCATGATGCCGTTTCCGGCAGTTGCAGAGATGCATCCGGAGAGATACAGGTCAAAAAGGAAAAAGAAGAAGTACCTGTTTATTGTAGGGATAGCTCTCATTTTAATTTTAACTGCTTCTTTAATATAGGCAAGTAATATGCCATTCAGAGGTTTAATTGGGGAAATTCCAATAGGATGGGACGGCCTGACAGGGAATAAGAATCTGTCACAGGTAAGACCTGCACAGCTTCTTGAAGCTCTTAACCTTTCATTCGAAAGTGGGACCAATAGGAAGGAAGGCGGATCATCTAAATATAATTCTACTGCTATATCAGGTACGCCTAAGATATTAGCAGGACATGACTGGTATCCTTCCAGCGGAGTGCAAAGGGCGATTGTTTATACCAATGCAGGCGATCTCTTAAGAGACACAGGAGACGGCAGTTTCGGCACTACTTTAAAGTCGGGCCTTACTACCTCTGCTGTACCTGTATTTGTAGAGGGCGGTAAAGAGGTAGCCGCTAACAACAAGAAACTTTTCATTTTCAATGGAAACGATGCAGTGCAGGTCCTGAGCGGAGACGGGACAACTACATCTGACTTAACTACTCCTCCATTAGACTGGTCAGGAGCTAATCAGCCATTATTCGGAGTAGCGCATGAAAGAAGAATATGGGGCGGTGGCAATCTCAATGACCCGCATAGGATATACGCTACTAATCCTGATGATCATGAAGATTATACCGGCACTGGTAGGTGGAGTTCAAGTATATTTGCCGGCGAAGGCGACAGGTTAATAGGGGGAATATCATTCAAGGGACTGCTAATATTATTCAAGAGTCCTCGTGGAGTATATGTAGTTGACACATCTTCATTTTATACTTCAAATTGGAGAGCTATCAGACTTAATATAGGTGTTGGTATGAAGAGTCCACTTGCAGTAGTGCAGGTGGATGACGATATCATATTTTTAGACAATGTCGGTAATTTTCAGGCTTTGTCTGCGGTGACAGAGTTTGGAGATGTGAGAAGTAAAAATCTCGGTCAGATTGCAGAGATGGCGGATTTTATCAGAACAAATATCAATTTAAGCAGACTTGATCAGGTTCGGGGGATTTATTATCCTGAGAAACGTGAAGCTCATTTTGCTATGGCTTCAACAGGAAGTACAGCAAATGACCGAAGGATTGTTATAGACATGAATAGGCTCGACCTGCCCCGATTCAGATTTAGTGATAAAGACGTCTGTGAGAGCCTGTGGTTGAGACAAGACACTAATGGTATACCAAGACCTACATCAGGTGATGAAGCTGGTTTTGTATGGAAGCTGGATCAGGAGGCCAGGAGTAAGGACGGCGCAGGATATATGGCGAAATTTCAAACCCCGCATACTGATTTGGGTTATGTTGACCCAAGAAGTCCTGCACTTGCTACCAGAATCAAACATGGCAAATTTTTAGTCTTAGTTGTCGAACCCAAAGGCAACTGGAATTTGTCTGTTGAAATAATATGGGATGGTACAGTTAAAGAGACTGTGTTATTCAATATGGGACAGACAGGAGTAGGTTTAGGCAGTTTTGTATTAGGGACTGACGTGTTATCCGGAGATCAGGTATTAAACAAAAAGAAGCGGATAGGCGGATCCGGAATAAGGTTTAGCATGAGAGGAAGTAATTCAGGAGACAGTCAGGATTTTTCTGTTGCAAGGGCATTTCTTTATTTTGTACTGGGGAGGACTTAATGAGTTTTAATGAAAGGCTTTCAAAAGCCAGAAGAACAGTGGCAAAGCCTGAGTATATTCATAAATGTGTAGAAGGCAATGCAGATGAAGGTGTTTACTGTAAGCTATGCGGTAGAAAACTGATAGGTCTTGTTGAGAGTGAGAAGATGGGTACTGACCATAAAGGGCGGTATCGGAGAATGATTATGATGGCTTTGCCCGGATTTGTCGAAGTTGATATAGAGATGATAGATAAGGAAGGAAAGTTATTTAAGCATATAACTCCTCTTTGTAAGCCTTGCTCGAACAATTTGTCAGAAGATGATCTTGATAATATTTGGTGTCTTGACGTCTGCCAATGGGAGAAGTCAGGGAAGGTAGACGATTATTGCAAGACAAGCCGGCCTGTTAAGGTTGTTAAAGTGAGGGAGGTATAATATGGGTGCAGGGAGTTACAGTCACACTACGAGAGCAGAGGGACTAACTTTAACTGCCAATATTTACAACTCGGACCACGTAAATCATATTACGAATCATAATTTCGTTACCTTAGATGATTATTCATCTACCGTGGCAGAGATGGAATCAATTGCTGATCCTTATCCAGGGGGAGTTGCAAGTCAGGCAACCTCGGGAGCGGGTGAGCTTGAAAGATTGAGGTATGTTTTATGGCAACAGCATCACACAACAAAATGGGAAATTTATCCTGATTTTGTTGCTAAGACATCTGTGTATACTGCCACTTTGGATGATGAAATTATTAGTGGTGATGCTTCTGGAGGAAATTTTACAATTACTTTACCTACTGCGGTGGGTAATATGGATAAAGATTTTACCATTGTTAATATCGCTGCAACTGGAACTGTAACTATAGATGGTAATGCTGCTGAGACTATTAATGGAGCTACAACAATTGCTTTAGATAACCAATGGGAGTTCATTACCTTTGTAAGCGATAACGCTAATTGGGTTATCATAGCTACTAATGTTGATATGGTTACTTTAACAGGTACGCAAACTTTAACGAATAAGACTTTGACTACACCCACTATTGGAGACTTACAAAATGCTACCCATGATCATCAAAATGCTGCTGGTGGAGGATTATTAAGTTCTGATTCTTCTTTCAGTGCTTATAGATCAGCAGATCAAGATATAGCAAATTCAACATATTCAAAAATCCAATTTAATACAGAAGAATTCGATACAAATAATGATTATGATAATGTTACTAATTATAGATTTACTCCTACTATTGCCGGGAAATATTTTTTGAGCACCAGTTTTATAGTATATTCTAATTTAGTAGATCAAAAAGATATTTCTATATATATATATAAAAACGGAGTTATATACAAGAAAAGAAAACATATTTTAAATAGTGCTTCTAGCCAATCACTAAATATTTCTTGTTTAGTTGATGCAGATGGGTCAAGTGATTACTTTGAAATATTTATTATACATACTATAGGCAGTACCATAAAAATTTATGGTGAAACAACTAATTATTTTGTAGGCTTCAGAATAAGATAGGATAACATGCAACCTAAAGGTGACATAGATTTTAGTAAGATTTATCCTGCACCGGCATTAGCAGATCATACCCATAATGGCGGAGGGTCAAGTAATTTATTCACTGGAACTTACACAGGAGATGGGACTACTTCTAAAGCCATAACAGGTGTAGGATTCCAGCCGATATACGTTAAAATTTGGGAGAGACTATCAGCAGATGGTAATTCAGGTTTTATTTTTGAAACAACTGATACTATTATAGACGATTATATAGATGGTCAGAGTTGGGTGCATTCAAGTTCTACCGGCCATTTTACGAATACTGAGAAGATACTTTCTCTGGATTCTGATGGATTCACAGTAAGCGATAAAAGTCTTGATGCTGATCCTAATAAGGATACTATTGTATATAATTTCTTATGCATAGGATAGAGAGATGGATAATTACAGACCGCAGAATTTAAACCAGGGTGACCTTGATCTTGTTAAGATTTATCCTGCTATATCACTTGAAGATCATACTCATAATGGCGGTGGCGGAGAGCTTAAAATCTTTACAGGGGCATATACAGGTAATGGAGCTTCTGCTTATGCTATAACAGGTATTGGGTTTCAGCCGAAATATGTAAAGATATGGGAGAGAAAAACAGCTCACTTTGAAAAGGACGAGATATTTGAAACAACAGATACTATTGTAGATGATAATGCAGAAGGTCAGTGCTGGAAACATGTAGGTTCTGGTTCTCATAGTACAAGGACTAATGGGATAATTTCATTAGATTCTGATGGATTTACTGTAGATGACTATGGTGTAGACTCAGACCCTAACAAAGATGGAATTGTGTATAACTATTTATGCATGGGTTAACTTATGAAAGTTAGAATATTCAAAAAAGACGAGTCGATTCTAAAACTTTCTACACTTATAGGGTCATGGATGACTGAGTGTAAAATGAAAGAATTTGGAGTACATCTTAACCTTGTGGAATTCTTTGAAGATTTTAAATCTCTTATTGCTTTAGATAACAAAGATTTGATGGTATTAGAAGTTGATAACAAGATAGTTGGGCTTATGGGCTTAATCTTTTTTAAAAGTCCAACAGGGCTTCAATATTTCACACAAGATCGGCATTGGTATATAATGCCTGAATACAGAGGAAATGGTCTTAAAATGATCGCTATGGCTGAAGAATGGGCGAAGGATAAGAAATGTTCTCATCTGTTGTTAAGTGTCAACATGATGGCAAGTAATATGCATGACAGAACATGCAAAGTTTATGAAAAAAAAGGCATGCAAAAATTTGAGATAACCTATATAAAAAAGGTGGGTGATTAATTATGGGATGTTTTGGTGGTGGTGGTACAACAGTTGAAGCTCCTAAAATGAGTCAGGAAGAAAAAGATTTGCTTGGAGCAGGTAGGGAGTCTTTAGATTTTGGCACAGAAGAAGCCAGACGTATAGCAGGCAGATACGATGCTACAAGACCTGTTTTATACGATTTACTCGGCTTTGATTTTGAAGAAGTACCGTTATCAGATACAGACTCTGCGAGAAAAGCCGAAATAGAAGCAGAGTTAAGAGCTGTTGTTCCTGGTATCTCTCAGGAGCAGTTAAGTCAAGCTATGAGTGGCGGGATTGGCAGTTTTATGGAGAATATAGCCAATATTTCCTCACCAGAACAAACTCAAAGATTATCGGAATTAAAAGATGAATTATCAGAACTCAGCCGAAAAGAATATAAGCTCTCACCACAATCACAAGAGGAGTGGAACAAACTTAAAGGTCTTGCAAGCGGTGAAGTAGAGCTTGCAGAACTCGGGCAAGATACAATGAAGCGGATTATGAATGCGGGGCCCGGAGTCCTTGAGACCGCATTAAATGAAGCTATCTTGTCAGGCGAGGCTCCCAAGGGAAGTTTAGAAGAGATGTACGGCCGGCTCGCACGTGAAAGTGGCGGACAATTCGAAGAAATAATGAAAGGCGGAGCAATCAGGCCTTACTATGAACGTATGCAGGAGCAGACAGAATTTGAAGCACTGAAAGAGAGATACGGTAAGATGGGGATGGATATCTCTGGTGGAACATTGAGTGAAGCAACTCCCACATCTACTGCCGGCGTCCTTGGCCTGCAACCCCTTCAAACAAAATCTGCTATACAAAAAGACTTATCCCAAAGACGTGCGGAAGAGTTAGGCTTAGGGCGATTACTCAGTTTGGGAGATGCATCAAGAGCTTTCAAAGGGCAGAGAATGGGTGAGCTTTTTAGCGGTGCAGGCTTTGAAGCTCAGAGAGAAGGAGAAAAGTTTGCAAGGGGATCATCATTCAGAGGATTGCCTCAACGAAGGTTAGGATTGCTCGGTACTGTAGGAGAATACGGTGCAGGAGTACCCGGCCAGTTTGCTAACTTAGCCCAGACATACGGAGGATTAACACAGCCGTATCAATATTATAGCGGGTTAAAATATGATGCAAATGTACAAACCGCAGCAAACAAAGCACAGGCAAGAAGCGACTGGTTTGGATTGTTAGGTACTGCTGGCGGTATGGCAGGGGGGGCTGCGTTAATGAGTTCCAAAACATTCAAAAAGAATATCAGCAAATTATCTAAGAAAGAAGAAAAGTCTATCCTTGACATGGTAGAAAAAACAGGAGTATATACTTTCAGATACAAAAAAGAATCTCCGGAAAGTAAACTTCATCTTGGATTGATAGTAGAAAAATCTCCTGATACTATTGTCACCAAAGATAAAAAACACCTTGATGTAGGGAATTACTTAGGCTTGCTGATGGCTTCAAATAAAGCTCTGGCAAGTAAGGTAAATAAGTTAGAGAGGAGGATAACATAAATGCCTCAACCATTTCCAAGTGCAATAGGCGGACTTACAAGAGGGTTACAGACTGGTGTCGGGATAGCTTCGCAATTTCAACAGATGGGATTGCTTAGAGACCAGAGAGAGCAGGAAGCAAAGAAGTTTGAGTTAGAGAAAAAACAATTACTCCAAAAAGAAAAGCAGCGGCAATTAAACAACGATATTACTCTTATGCAAACTTCCATGAAACTTATGTCCGATGAAAACCTTCCCGATGCTACCAAAATTGAAGCATGGGGAGCGTACAGGCAAAGATGGAACAAGTATAGTCCCGATTCTCCTTTGCCTGAAATGACCGAGTGGCCGGCCTACGGAACAAAGTATGCCAAAAAAGCACACAAGATAATGACTAACAAAGATTTTGACCTAAAGACTAAGCAGACACAGCTAAACAGACTGCAATCAGAAGCCCTTGCTGAAGGAAAAGAGTTTGATATCAAGGCCTATAATGTTCAAATAGAGAAAGAGAAGGGACAAAAACAGAAACAACCTTATGTCCCTGGCAAACTCGTTGATATCTACACCGAAGAAGGCAAGACAGAGCAAAGGCCGTTCCTTGGTAAAGATGAAGCAGGAATGCCGTTGTTTGGTGAGGCTGTTGGTGCTAAACAGACTTTTGCACCAAGCAAAGGAATTGATATGCAAAACAAACAACAGCAACAATATTTTAAAACATATAGCTCTTTGGCTGATGACGCCAGAGCTGTTGCAACAAAGTCTGTCGGAGCAAGTCCTATGATAACAATAAATTCTGAAACAGGTGAAACAATAAATAACTTTAGTTCTATGACAGAAGATATAGCTAAAAAGTGGAGAAAAGCATTTAAAGAAGAATTAAAAACCAAAGTCAGCAAAGCTATAAAAATAGATATTTTACCTAAAGAATACCTTGATTTTATAGGTGAAGCACCTCAAGAGGGTTCGCAATTCAAACAAACTTTTGCACCACGTAGACAGAGAGAAGGGGTATCTCCACCTACTGTATCAGACTTTTCAGATGAAACACTTAAGACATCAGATGAGATAACTGCACGTTTCAGAAAAGATTCTGCTATGCAAAATTTTACAATTGGCAACGAAACACCGCAAGGCCGTGAAGTATATGATGCACAAAAAAATCTTGTAGGATACTATAAATGATATGGGATTTATACCTTTAAATGACGGACCTTTACAAGAAAATCAACCACCGCAAAAAGGATTCATTCCCTTACAGCAAGAAAAGGAAATAGGATTCACTCCTTTGGCTAAAGCCGACACAGATCAAAAGCCTAGTGCCTTAGTCTCTCCTGAAACCGTAATCTCAACCTCTCCATTGTTTGGCCGACCTGCTAAATATATAGCCGAAACTACTCGTGATATTGTAAAGGCAGGCATAACAGGAACTCAAACTATAGCAAACATAGCAACTGGTATGATTGCATGGCCTATATCTAAAACTGCTGGAATAATCAAAACAATCGCCGGCGGAGGAGATGAGCAGGCTGAGAAGGAAGGAAGGGAGTTTGAGGAAAGAGTCGCACAAAAATGGACAGTTGCACCTAATGATCCAAGAGCAAAGGAAGCTGTTGAAGTTATAGGCAATATCCTTAACTTTGTCCTTACTCCTATTGTAGAAACTGCTAAAGAAGCAGGGAAAATAACAAAAGAGACACTACAAGATCATCCTTTATTACCTGAAAAAATGCAAAAACTTGCCCCTCTACTGTCTTATGTAACAGAGTTTGGGACTGAGCTTGCTTTATTTAAGGGTGCTCATAAAGTAGCAGGAAAGATAAAAAAGGTTTTAACCCCTAAAGAAAAGGCAAAGATTCTTGTTGATAAAATAGAGAAGGGAGAGTCTGTTTTAGATGCTAAAGAAACGATTCAGGAAAAACAATTAAAGAAACCTTTTGACTTAGAAAAGGAGATAGCGGTTAAGGAGCTTAAACCTGCCGAACCATTACAAGCAAAGAAACCTAAAGAAGTTGCAGGTTTTCCTATCAAAGAAACTCAAAAGCCTTTAAAGGAAAGGGTGGCGTTACTCAAAAAAGCTGGTTTTAAAGAAGCGGCTCAAAATCTAAAAAAGGCTGAGATCAAAACAAAAACAATAGGATTCACTCCTTTGAAAAAGAAAACGGCTTTCAATCCTGAAAAACATTCTCTTGCTGATTTCGTTAGACAAGAAGGTGGTATATCAACCGCAAAAGAACTTCAATTTAAGGGAGAAGCCAGACAATTTAGCATCAAAGAAGGGTTTAACTTGGTAAACAATAAGACAGGTAAAACATTTGATGAATTACATACGTCTGCGGTTGAGGAAGGATTCATAGATAGGAATTCCACCGCTTCTGATTTCATAGATTTATTAGCGAATGATGTCAAATCAAACAAGTTGTCAGGCAGGGCATGGAGCGTCAGAAAGCAGAGCTTTGAAGAAGATATACAATTTTATCCTTTAGACGAAAAAGGTAGCATTGATATTACAGCGATCAAAAAAATACCTGAAAAAATGAGAGAAACTTTTGAGGTCCCCGAACCTACAAGCAAGGAATATAAAACCATCAACAGAGAAGTTGAAAATTGGAGAATAAAAAGAAATTACGGAGCTAAAAAAGCACAAATATTATATGAAAGAGCAAGAAAGGTAGTTCCAGATGAAAGTCAAAGAAAAATGATTCCTGATGCTATTGAAAATCCAAATCTTAAGGCCTCTCTTACTCCTGAGCAAAAAAGTGTACTTAATGGTATCCAGAGATTATACAAAGACTATGAAACAATACTAAAAAAAGAAGGGATTTTAGATACTTTTCTTGAAAATTATGTTAATCATATTATTCTTGAAACTCCCAAAAAGGGTAGACTTTCCCGAACAGGAGAGGGGGGAAAGTTAGGAGCAAAGCCTTCCTTTACCCGGCAAAGGGTAAGAACAGAGGAAGGAAAAACTTATACCATTAAAGAGTTAGAAGCAAAAGGATACAAGGTAGAAAAAGATATCGCTAAACTTGGTGCTTATTATCAAGTTGTAGCAGAGCAAGCCATATCAAACAAAAGAATTGTAGATACACTTAAAAAAACAACTACCAAAGAAGGCAAAAAAATATTACGTCCTTTTAGAGATATCCCTTTAGAAGAAAAAGGTGATTATTATGTAATAGATGAAATGCAGCTAAAAAGATGGTCTGGAACTAAAACAGAAAAAGGAATAAAACTATTTCAAATTCCTACCGGATTACACAAAAATGCATGGTCATTGATTGATAACATTTTAGGAGAAAGAAGACCTCCCTCACAACTCTATCTTAAATTTGCAAAAATCAGAAGTGATGTCAAGAGACTGATAATGTTTAATCCCCTTATACATGGATTTAATGTTGAAAGTAATGTAATCATGGCATTAGGCAAAGACTATCCAAGACGTTTCTATATGTTTAAAGACAAAACTCCGCAACAGATAGAAGCTATGAAATTTGATATGATTCGTGATGGAGTAGAATTAGAAGGATTGTTTGACGTAAAAGGAAGATTAGCAAAAGATATTTATCAGTTAAAAATTCCAGAACAAACCGAGTTAAAACAAATGATTACCAATCCTATAAAAACTTTAAGAGACGTTGGAGATAAAATTTTATGGGATAAATGGGTAGGTTCAGGACAAATGGCCGTGTATGGAGTCTTAAAAGAAAGAGGTTTAAAGAAGGGGTTGCCAGAAGCAAAGGCGGGACATGCCGCTGCAATGATGACAAATGATTTACTAGGGACTCTTCCTTCTACTTGGTTTACAAAAAATCAAAGACGTTTTCTTTTTAATACTATGTTCGCAAGGAATTGGACAGTATCAAATTTGAGAACTCTTACAGGGATGATGGGTAAAAAAGCTAAGTCTAAATATCTTCCCAAACCATTACGTTTTGAAAATGTAACAGACGCAGAGTTAAAAGTAATGTCAGGAGAATACAGAAAAGTAGTGGTAAAAGGTGTAATAGGAGCTCTTACAACAGCCAATATAGTGCAATCAATGTTTTTAAAAATGAACGGACAGAAGTTTCATCCTACATGGCAAAATGAAGAGGACCATAGATTTGACATCGATACAGGAATGATAGATCCCAAAAAAGGCAAAATATATCTTAAAAATTGGTTGTTTAGACAAATAGATGATTATATTAAACTTTTTGAAGGTCATCCCATACAATTTGCAAAGGCAAAAGCAGAACCTATTATGAGAACCATAGCTGAAATAATTCTTAATGTAGATTATTTTGGGAAGCCTATAATAAAACGTGGAATGACCAGAACAAGAGCTCTGCTTGAAATAAGCAAATACATAGTAAAAGGTATTACTCCATTAGATAATTTTATAGGCAGGGAGAATGAGGTTAGAACCTGGGCTGAGGCATTGTTACCATTAACCGGAACATGGATAAGACACGGTATGCCTACAGGTAAACAAGACCCTCGGTTTGCCAACATTCTTAAAGGATATTATGAATATAAAGCCAAAAAATCAATATTAAAAAATGATATCAAAAATAAAGTTAGTAAATTAATTCAGCAAGGCAAGGATCAGGAAGCATTAAAGTTAATAGATCAGGTTAATTTAACTAAAGAACAGTTTATTAATATTCTAAAATCTTTGAAAATTCCTTTTTGGTCTAGAGTAGGTGGAAAAACAAAATTTAAATCAGATTTTATTGAGTATCTTTTTACTCTACCTGAAAATAAAAAGCAAGATTTTATTGACGCCATAGAAGAAGAAAAATTAGATAAAGCATTGGGATTTGAAACTAAAACTAAACCAGTAAGAGAATAACCATGGAAGAACTTAAGATAGGTTTAGCAGTCTTGGGCACGATAACCACACCCGCCCTAACCGTTACGATCTGGATGTACCGTAACGGTATCAGGGATATCAAGCGGGACGTGGGAAAGTTATGGAAGAAGATGGATGAACATATTAGCTGGCACCTAGACAAGGGTTAGATTGTATCCTTAAGCCATTCATCTATTTCTTTTTGCAATATTTGTTTAGATGAGCTATAGCCATAGCTTTTTGCCTGTTTAGCTAACACTTCATTTATGGCTAGGGTGTTTCTTGCATTATAGACAGACTCTATCTGTCCTCGGCTATAGCTTTCTAATAACCCCGCCGTATAGCTTCCAAATAAACTTTGGCCTATCATTTACTTACGTCTCCCTTTAAGCGAACATTAATATCGGGCAACCTCTTTAGTATCTCACCATACATATCTTTAATGTCATTCTTTTGCTGGTTGAGAAAACCTTCAAGCTTATTTCTGTAATCATCCTTAACTTTAGCTATAACTTCATTCTTTTCTTTTTCCAATACCATTTCTTTTTTCTGAAGTTCTATAGCCTGTTTTTCCTTGCTGAGTTTCACAAGGTGTTTGATATCTTCATCCTCAATCTTCCTTTTGAGTTTAAGGTCTTCAACTTCCTCCCTGAGTTTCTTTCTTTCTTTCTCAAGGTCCAAGATTTTATTTCTTAATTCAAGTCTCTCTTGAAACATCAAATCTTTTTTTCTTTTAAAAAACATTTTCTTCTCCTTTTTAATTAAAATATATCTCCCATAATCCCTCATCTTCGGCCTGTTCGTCTACAAGACTTTTAATTTTCCTCATACTTTCGCATCTCCTTTCTCTTTTAGGCAAACTCTCCCCATTCATGATTAGGGTCAGGAACAAAAGTTATTGTTATTTGTTTTTCGTAAGTGATATTTTGGCCATGGTTGTATTCAAGTTCTACCTCTGTATATACTCTCACAAGCCAACCTCCAAATACCTTGGCTCTTTTACACTCCTCTCCTATATCCTCAAATTTAATTAAATCAGGCATACTTTCTCACCACCTCCTCTTCTCCTCCAAAGGCTTGTTGCTTTTTTCCATCTAATCTTTCCTCTTTCAGAATTTGTTTCAGCATTTGAGCCAATTACTGTTCGTTTACAATTAGGACACCTTTTTTGATCTTCACAAATAGCTGTACCACAACAATCTGTAAACATTGTGCTGTTAGTTCCTGTTGGTGATAAAAACATAATCCCAGCTTCGTATGTCATGATACTCCTTTATACGTGTAAGGTTTTTTGTTAGGATTCTTAATTCCCTCAAATTTATATTGACTAAGCCCATGCAGTGCTAAAAGTATACTATCACTCTTTCCGTGGTCCTTCTTACGAGGAAGAGCAAAATAAGGGTATAGCTGATTCACCCTCATAATGCTCGCCTCTTTCTCTTTGGGCATATCTTTCATCATTTCCTTTTTCCACGTTCTTGGATGCACGAGAGTATAAGGTATGCCTAAACCTACGCATATGCCCCTTAGAATGCCATAGGAGGCCATGTAACGTCCTGTGCTTGATATCCCCTGTCCCGGCATAGACTGAGCTTTTTCTATGTATACATGATCTGGTTCATAGCTTTTTAAAATCTGATAAATCATTATTTCATCTAATTCGTTTCTCTTGCCTACCTTTAAGATAGGCATATCTACGCAGTAGATTATTCTTTTGTCCTCATCGATTACTGTAATTGCCCCGCTAAATCCAGGGTCTATTCCTATGAAATATCTCATTTTCCTTTATCCCCTTTCATTTACACATGACTCCACTCTATTCCAATTGCATCCAAAAGCGCTTCTGTCCCGCTATACCAACCAAGATAATTATCAAGCTGGTTCATGCTTTCATAAAAATCGTCAACCTCTTCTTGTGTGAAATCTTTAGCCAATGCAGAAGAAAGGAAAATGTAAGTCTTATCGTTATCTAACATTAAACAAAAAACATCTTTGTGTGTTAGCAAGTACTTGTACTTATCCGTGTCGCCCTTTTCTTTATTAAGCCCTTTAATTATTTCCTTGATGAATAAAAGATTGCGACTTTTGTCATTGTGCAACATATAGGCTAATTCCTCCATGTTCATTCTCTATCCATTCATGATTAGGGTCAGGAACGAAAGTCATTGCTATCCTCCAATCCAAACCACACTCTATTTCTGCGAAATTTTCCTTGTGTATGACTTCCGAATACGCTTTTATAATCCAACCTCCAAATACTTTAGCTCTTTCAATATTTCGGCCTATTGTCTCAAATTTAATTAAGTCAGGCATATTTTCTCACCACCTCCTCTTCTAAAAGAATTGTTTCAGGAGTTTGGCCTTCTGGCGTTTCTTGGTTTACTATATAATAGCTAGCACGATTTTTCCATCCCTCTAAAAAAACCTTTTCTGCTACTTTTCCCATTATGAAGTTTAGGTTTTTCATTCCCCTTATACTTGTTGAATCTTTCCTCAAATAAAGATCGTGGCTATTCTGCTTACATAGACAATCTTTTATAGTGCAATTTTCACATAGGTTTTTCATTATTTCTTCTTTCACATTCATCTCGAGCCTCTTCTAAAGAGGGAAAAAGGTTTTCTTCCTTCAAAATATGTCCTGAACCTATTCCAGTTTCATAGGCCATGTAGATAACTTTTAATATGTTTTTTCCCTCTATGTACTCACCCATATTAGCAAACCTGCCGGTCGGAGTTATGTTTGATATTTCTACTCTTATCAAGCCGATAGTTAGACAATTATCTACTTCCCAAATGAGGTTATTTTTCCAAATTGTTTTCCCTTTCCTTCCATCGCAATCCGAGCAAAGTATACACCTATTTTTTTCAGGGATATCAATTCTGCCTTTTGCATCGCATAAAACACATTCTTCCCAGTAAGATTCTTTTTTCTTTTCTATATTCCAAACTTTTTGGTTCATGTTTAATTTACTATTAAGATTCATTTTGATGCCTCCACTTGTAGATATATTTTTTATGTGTCATGACACTAGTCTTCCTTTCCAAAAGCCTCGTCTAATTTGTTTGAGGCTGATCTTGCCATTTCGGTTTCTGCAGATGCCTTTTTTGATTTCATTATCTGCGTTATCACTTTTTTCATATCCTCTTTTTCTTTCGTCAGGAGACTTCTTTCATCCTCTGATAACGCTTTTATATCGGCCTGATATTTTTTCCAGAAGTTTTGTAGATGTGGCAAATTATCGATCTGCTCCATTTTGGACTTAAGCTCTTTGAAACCTAAAAGAGTAGGGTATAAAATGGGTTCAGATTTTGTCTCACTCTGCATTTTAGGTTCTGTAGGCAACCTTTTTAACTCATCAAAAATTATTATGAAACCTGCCCTGTTTTTAATTTCGTTTGCATGTTTGAGACTCATTGCCCCCAAGGAGTCGTAATAGGCCTTTTCCCCTACCCTTGCCTTTTGTGTTGCAAAGGCTTTTAAAGTATCTTCTCTTCTTAAGGGTAGCTCATGCTTGTCTTGGACATCATCCTCTGGGGGAGTAGGATTAATTATAAGAGGTTTGCTATCGGTTGGGATAGACTCAGGGTCATAGGTTGTTAACAATTCTTTCATATGCAAATACCCATTTTTGATCTCTATATGTTGCATAGATTGGATTTTTGTCCAGCTCCTCGTTTTAAAGACTTCTTCTATCAAATCAGCTTTGGCTGTCTTATCTTCTTTCCCCGTAGAGGGGTAATATTTCAATAGCAATCCCTGTATCTCTTCACACCAAATATCTCTTTGGCGTTTCTCGTAGCTCCAATTATCCTCTCCTTCTTCGGTAAACATGTCCGTAGAATCTCGATCTGTTTTTATGGTAGCGTGTTCTCCGTTGATATTCAGAGTATCAAAATGTGCTTTCAGTTTGTCAAAATCCGGTCTGTCTATCTCATCTCCATTTATAAGATCTGACCGATCTTTCTCAATTAATGCTCTGTTTATTATCCTTCCGTTTTCCCTGTGTTTTACCATCTCGATTAGCAGGGATGGTTCATAACCCATCTCTTTCTCTGTGGCCATTCTATTGCCGATAGTGACGAGTTCCATTTTCCCCTTTTCTTCATCTTTTTGATATTGATAAATAGCACCCATACGGCCACAAACTATGCAGTGTAATTTTGATGAGAGAAAACGGTCGGTGAACGTATGCCATGCCGACTTAATCGGCCTCCAATGATGAAACTCTAACTGATAAATGGGTTTCTTCCGGTTCTGTGCCCGGGTTTGATTTATTTTTTTGATATACGAGTCCTGGGTATCCCTCCATACATGAGTAATGGAGTCTATAATTGCAATGTCACATTCGGATTCAAACTCATCCATAACTGACATCAAATCTTTTAATGCCCTGGACTCATCATATACCACAAATTCTATCCCGGCCTTTTCGAAAAGGGGGATTATATAAGACGCTGCCGGCTCGGTGTCAAACATACCTACAGGTTTCTTTAAATTAGCAAATTTATATAATCCTATGGCAACCAGGGCTGCCGTGAATGTCTTGCCACTGCCGGTCTCTCCATAAATCCCTACTTTTGCGTAGGCCATTTTGTTGGTTGCTTTTTTAAGCATTTTCATTATAAAAGCTCCTTCCATATGTAATCTTGGATTTCTTCAATAAGTTTTTTCACATGCAAAACAACCCTGGCGGTCTCTTCTGATTGCATTATCGGGATATCGTTCATTACTTTTTGCAAATACTCATCTGCAAAAGCCTGTAGCTTATCTTTGTCTGGCCTTAACGCCTCTTCTTGCTTAGCTTCCTCTATAGCTTTGAGTTCAGCTTCGTCGGCTTTATTATTCTCTTCATCTACTTCCTTCTTTGCCGTTTCTTTCGTCTCTGCTGTTAACTGTATTCTTAATTTATCTTTTTTTATTTTATTTTCGGCAATCTTAATTTTTCTTTCTTTCTCTGCCAAGACCTCATTTTCTTTTTTCTTCTTTTCTAAATCTTGCAAGACATCAAAAAGGCTTTCATTAGTATCAAAAATTGCCTGTGCGGCTTCCTCCTCAAATTCTTGGAAATCGAACTCTATGTTTTGAATTTTTAAATGCATATCTTTGATTGTTTGAGGGTCTGCCCCGACAACAGATAGCGGAGCATACTTAATGTAAGATATCACATTCTTAATCTTGTCAATTCGCTTTTGCTCTGCCTTCTGTTCGGCCTGCTCCTTTTCTCTAAGCTCTTTCTCTTCTTCAAGTTTAGCCTTATCCTCTGCCAATTGCTTGTTTTTGGCATCCAGCTCTTCTCTCTCCTGTACAGCCAAAAACAGAGCTTCATTTGTATCTTTTCTTACACGATTCTCTTCTTCCCAAAACTCCTGAGAGTCAAACTTTATATTCTGTATTTCGAAATATTTTTTCTTAATTGTTTGAAGGTCCTTCCCGACCACAGATAGCGGAGCTTCTTTGATGTAAACTAACATCACCCTTATCTTCTCAATCCGTTCCTTTTCAACCTTGGCCGCTTCGGCCTTAACCCTGGCCTTCTCGTCATCGACTTCTGCCTTGATAGCTTTGCAAGGATTCTCTACCTCAAGCAAAAGGCTTATAAGCGTTTTTGCTTTGTTATCAGCAAAATCTTTTAGCTCTTTTACTTTTCTGCCCCACTCCAAACGTCTCTTTTCTACTGCGGTGCGCAGTGGCCGTATTTCTTTAATCCCCTCACATGCGACTTTATAATCTGTGACGTCCCGATATTTTTCTTTTAACGATGAAATCACCAATTCTGAAACATCCGGATAGGTTATCATGCCGGTATTCATTTCTATCCCTGATACAACAATTTCTTTATTCTCAGCCATATTTTCTCCTTTTTAAAGCAGACACCCTACGCTTGGACTTTGAGGATTTTCTTGATGAGAGAAGGTTGTCCGGAGAATAGGATGTCTGCTTATTTTGTTTAGTTTGTGTTTGTTGTTATCTTCTCTCATCGTAATTATCAATATACATCATATTAAATAACTTGTCAAGAACTTTTTTATAATTTTTCGTTTACAAGTTGGCCATCTATCCAACTTTTTATCACCAATCTCTCTATCTTTGTCCAATATTTACAAGCCAGAACCTTTTTAGTTTCAGGGATTTTACTTAATTTCTCCCTAATTTCGTCACTGCATCCATCTTCTATCGCTTTGGACACATCACAAAAACCAAAGAGCATCATTTTTTCTATCCAATAAGATCGTTCAATTTGACAATCAGGTGATATTCTTAATAATTTGCAAGTTATTTTTTTGAAATAAATATGATAAGAAAAACTGATATCCCCGGCTGAGCTGATATCCCCGCCTGAGTTGATATCCCCGTCTGATCTGATATCCCCGCCTGAGTTGATATCCCCGTCTGAGCTAATATACCCGCCTGAGTTGATATCCCCGTCTGAGCTAATATACCCGTCTGAGTTGATATGCCCGTCTGAGCTGATATCCCCATCTGAGTTGATATGCCCGTCTGAGCTGATATGCCCGTCTGAGTTGATATCCCCGTCTGAGCTGATATCCCCGGCTTGTATTTTCCCTGTTACTATGCAATCATTTTCGAATATTACTTTTCTATCGAAAATGATATTTCCCTCTATCCTCGTTTCTGTAATAATCTTTTCTTTCATTTTACAAACTCTCCTTTTTGTAAGATAGTTTAATTGTAAGATAGTTTAAGTACATGTCCACGGCCTTTCTCACAATTTTGGCCATATAAACATCTTGCTTTTTGGCCTCCGCTATCAGCTTTTTGTGCTGATCTCTTTTTAAATAAATATTGGTTCTTTTCATGGTTTCTGGCATATTATTTTTCCTCTGTTAGTTAATTATTGTCCACATTGGCATGGTTTACGCCAGCCAAAAAAGTCTGTTTGCTTTTCTTTTACAAGACTATCCAATGGTGCATCTCTGAGATAAAAAGGTTTCTTTCCTTTTTCTTTCCTCCTTTCCAAAAATTCATCCTCTATCCGTTTGGTCTTACACCACAAGTTAGGGTAATCGTCCCTTAAATGTATAAATTCACTTGGTTTTTGATAAGGGCAATAAAAACATCCTGATTTTCTCGGCAAGGGCAACCCTTTGTCTAAGATGATTTTTTCACATCCCTTTCTGTCTATCTTTCTTTCTATTAAAGGATTTTCATTATAAACGTCAAAGTCCTCTGATGGCTTTGCTCTATGCCTTTCCCCGTAGTCAAATCCTATATATACTATACAGGGTCTCTTGAAATACCTGTACATCGGCTTAATTTTAAATTTAGCAGTACACCATCTCGGAGACCTTGATGGCATTATCCGGTATTTATGACAATAATCTGTAAGACTTATGCCCAACTTTTCATCATCTACAGTTTTTAAAATGGTAATCGGGAAATGTCTTTGTAACATCTCAACGTACTCATACGTCTCGGGATAGTCTCCACCATGATCTACAAATACAGACTCAAATTCTGCATTTTGATGATGGAGTAAAATCATCATAGCGATAGAATTAATTCCGCCTCCATAAGACAGATATTTGTAAATTTTATCTTCCAATTTTTCACCCCCTCTCAGGCTAATCTCATCATGTAACACAATATACACCTACACATAATATATGTCAAGGAAAATATATTTATAAATACTTGACAAGCAATCCTGTGTGTTGTATGTTGGTTAGTAGTAAGAAATTATTGCACTGGAAAACAATAATGAATAATCAAACTCCAACAAATTTAAAAGCCAGAGAAGCCGTTAGGAATTTCTATATCGTAAGGTATGGAAGCGCTTTCATTCATTGTTTGCGCCCAGTGTTCCTAGCGGCTTTTGTGTTTTTTAGGGGATAATAATGAAAAACAAAGATAAAATAATTCTTCATTTGTGCTCAGGAGAAAAAGGTTCTGATACTTTACCTTATCGTGAGGCAGGATATGATGTAAGATTAATAGGGAAAAATATAGGAGTAGAAAATTATCATCCTCCTGAAAATGTATATGGCATTATTGCAAATCCACCTTGTACTAATTTTTCTTTTGCAAAATCTAACTCCAGATATCCCCGGGATATGAGAGAAGCAATGAGATTAGTAAAAGAATGTCTCAGAATAATTTGGGAATGTCAATATGATTTACCGACTCCGTTAGCCAAGCGAACCAATCTTAAATTCTGGATGCTCGAGAATCCTTTTGGGTTGTTAAGGCGTTATCTCGGTCATGCTGTCATGGTATATCACCCGTATGAATATGGGGACCCATACCAAAAGAAAACTTGCATATGGGGATTTTTTAATATTCCTAAAAAAAATCCATGTTCTGAATTTAAAAAAGATTATATACATACAATATCCCCCAATGGAAAGCCATTGAAAAGATTCGATCAATTACTGAACAAAGAATTTAATTACCAAGACAGTAAATCTATGTCCAGACAGGAGAGAAGGTCTATATGCTCTCCTGGATTTGCAAAGGCATTTTTTAAGGCAAATAAATAATGATAGAAGAAGATCAAGTAAAAACAAAAAGCGGAGCTATTTTATTATCTCGATCTTTAATGGAAAGTTGTGTTTTTCAGGATGAAAATTTATTAAAAGTTTGGATTTGGTGTCTATTGAAAGCCAGCCACAAAGATAACTTTTTCCCTATGAGAACAGGGAGAGGAAGTACAATCGTAAACGTCAAAAGAGGACAGTTTGTTTTTGGACGGAAACAAGCAGCCAAAGAATTAAGGATGAAACCCAGTTCTGTGCAAGATAGGATGAAAAAATTACAAAACCTTCAAAATCTCGACATCCAAAGCAACACCCATTACTCTATCGTAACTATTTGTAATTATGACTATTACCAGAACTTAGAAAACTACAAAGGACAGGCAACCCGTCAACCAACCGTCAACCAACCGTCAACCAACCGTCAACCAACCGTCACATACAATAATGTTAATAATGTTAAGAATGAAGAGAATAAAGAAAAAACCTTTCATCCCAACTCTGATGAGTTGCGACTAAGCGAGTTGCTTTGGACTTTAATTTTAAAAAGGAATCCTAACCATAAAAAGCCAAATCTCCAAAACTGGGCTAAACATATTTCTTTGATGATTCGGGTCGATAAAAGAATTACCGGGGAAATAGAAAAAATTATCCGCTGGTGTCAAGATGATTTGTTTTGGCAGAATAATATTTTGAGTACAGACAAACTTAGAAAACAGTATGATCAGCTCAAACTCAAAATGGAAGCACCGGATAAAGATGAAATAAACTTTGATTTTCTAAAGGAGGAAAACAATGACAAATAATGAATTCAACGATGGGATTATAGCTTTAGCAGATAATTTTCAAGCAAGAAGACCGCATGATAGACAAATCAGACGGATATATAGCAAGCTATCTTACCTGCCGGATGGTAAATTTGGCAAAATGGTAGATTACGTAATCGATAATTACGATATGTTTAAATTTTCCATTAAGGAATTTAAAAATGCCCTTAAAGCAACTCCATGGATACCTCAAGCTGAGGCCCAAAGTAATGTTGCCTGTAATCTATGCAATAGTACAGGATTTATAGGCTATACCTTTAAAAAAGCTGGTAGGAATCTTGCTTACTCTGCCCGGTGCGACTGTGATTATGGGCAGCAGTTATCAGATCAAATCCCATTGTACAGTGACTTATTCCCTGGTGAAGTTATATACGGCAAACCAAAAAGTAAAGAGCAAGTGGCTACAGAGGACATCAGAGCTTTGCTGGTGCTTATGGATTATCCTGATTTGCTCAAACCGATCCAGGGCAAGCCCTATGCAGAGTGGAGAGAGTACATAAGACAGCCTGAGATTGTTAACATTTTGATGAGGGGGTGATAAATATGAATGCAGACATAGCTGATCATAGGGATGATCCGATAATTTATTGCAATCCTGGGGAACATCGCATAAGCATAAAGGCTTGCTGGGCCCGCCAGCAGGCAAAGAGGGACAAAACAAAGAGTCTTGCAAAACTTTACTGTAGAAAAAGCTGTGAAAGGTTTGAGTTGGAAGCAGAATAACCCGATTTAAGGCTATCGAAACATTAAACTAAGGGCAAACTACCAGAAAAGAAAAAAGTCTTAAAATGGGATAGGTTTTGGCCTATAGAAAACGAAAGCAGGGGGATATCAAAACATGAAAACTGATGTTTGGGTTAAAAGATTAAATAATCTTACCAGAGAAATGCAGGAAATCGAGGATATAATACTACATTCGTCTGCATGGAAAGAGTTGATGACACAGGATAAATTTATAAAATTAGAAAGGGAGATAAATGAGCGAATTAAACTATCTCATTTGGGGGCAATGCGGATATGGACACTTAAAAAAAGGATATCAAAACATGAAAACTGATGTTTGGGTTAAAAGATTAAATGTTCTTGCCATGAAAATGCAGGAAATTGAGGAGATGGTACATCCGTCTGTTTGGAAAGAGTTGACACAGGAACTAAGAGATAAATTTATAAAATTAGCAAGGGAAAATTAAATGAAAATTGATTGGCCTAAAAAACCATATAAGTGGATTGAAGGCAAAACTTGTTTTATATCAATCCCTTTTACCTGGAATTTGCCTGATGTAAAGGCAATGATGCTTCAACATGATTTTCAAATAAAAAAATATGTTGTTGGTGGTCCTGCTGTTGATCTTTTGCCAAAATATTTTGATAATTTTGACAATGTATCTGTCAGTAAAAATTGCATAGGGATACTCCAAAAAATCAATCCTTTGGCAACTCGTACTACTCTTGGATGTCCAAGGAATTGTCAGTTTTGTGGGATAGGGCAAAACAAGATTGAGGGAGGAAAATTTACTGAGCTTAACGACTGGCCTGATCTACCGGTATTGATAGATAATAATTTGCTGGCATCGAGCAACAAACATTTTGATAAAGTTATCGATCGTTTGAAAAAATGGGGCTGGTGTGATTTTAACCAGGGATTAGATATTGATTTCCTGGATGATTATCATGCCAGAAGGATCGCAGAAATTAAAAATCCCATAATAAGATTATCATTAGACAGCACAGACAAGGGCAAATGGCAAATAGCATATAACAAATTAAGATCGGCAGGAATAGCGAAATCAAAAATACGGTCTTATGTATTAATCGGATATAATGATGATCCAACAATCGCATGGGATCAGTGTAATTGGGTTGAGGGACATGGAATTAAGCCTTTGCCTATGTGGTTTCATCCTCTTAATTCATTAATATACAACGAGATTACCATTAATCAGCAAACAATGGGATGGACAAAAAAAGAACAAAGGCAAATTATGGGTTTTTTTTATCAACATAGGGGAAAAAGAAAATGAATAAACAAGGCAAAGATGGTATCGATTATTGCGACTATACGTGGTCGCCGATCACAGGCTGTAAGAATATATGTAGTTACTGCTACGCCAGGGCAATAGCTACCAGATTCAAAGGGTCTAAGGCTTTTCCTGATGGCTTTGAGCCCACCTTTCACCCTGACAGACTGGCCGAACCCGGGAAACTCAATAAGCCGGCAAAAATATTTGTCTGTAATATGGGCGATCTGTTTGGATGTGACAATCCTGTATGGATAGCAAAGGTCTTGCATACAATACAAGATAATCCTCAGCATACATTTTTGTTAATAACAAAGTATCCGCTTAGGATGTATCTTTACAACAGTTTAATTGGGCAGTTAAAAAATGTGTGGTTAGGCGTTACAGTAGACAAACCTAAAGAGTTGTATTATTTGGAAAATCTTGTGGCATGTGAGGCCAAAGTAAAATTCATATCGTTTGAACCCTTGCTTGCACCAATGAATGATGTAGATTTAACCGGTATCGATTGGATTATCATCGGCGGTCAGTCGGGCAGAAATAAGTTTGTGCCTCCGGAAGAGTGGGTTTGGGACTTACAAACCAAGGCGGACAAGTTGAGGATACCGGTATTTCTCAAAGATAACTTAGAACTTTATACCGGTATCCCCAGGCGTAAGGTGGTGGTTAAAAAGTTTCCTGTTATTCCTCTTCTATAAACCCTTTCCATGCTTCCAGGGTTTCGTGGATGAGTTTCTGCATGGTGGTTTGGCGTTTTAATGCCTCCATCTTTAGCCACTTGTGCAGTTCAAAATCGAGAAACAATGTAAATTGCTTTTTTGTTTCATTCATTTTAATTTTATCCTCCTTACATGTGCAAATCATCGCTGATTTGCTCTAATCCCTTATCGTAGCCCTCGGTATACTTGCTTTCCATGCAATATTTACATGGTGAAACCTTGATGAGGACAGTTTCAACGCTTCTGTTAAGATGAGTCGCTTCAATCTCTGACTTTTTCCCGCACTTGCTGCATTTATATATTGTTTTCATTTTCATCCATCTCCTTTTTTAAAATTAAGTACATCTCTTTGATCTCTGTTTCGTTCTTAGCAGGTAAAAATTTCCATCTTATCAGACTAAATAATTCTATACATGCACTTTTTACCAAGCAAACATTACAATCATCTTCTTGGCAAACCTGACTACAATTCAGTATCTCTGTTATCAATTCTATTTTCATCTTGTTGTTCTCTTTCCTCCTTAAAATTTAAGTCCTACGCCAAGGTAGGCATTACGTGATACCACGCCTACTTCAATTGTGGATACTATCCCCAAGAATATCTTTCTATTTTTAGGGGACAGATTGTCTGCAATCCACCACTGTAAAGCCGATACCCCGATAAAATAGAGCGGGATAAAGCCCTCTCCTATGAGGTCAACGCCTCCGTTAATGATAGGATTGACCTCCGTGCGGTTTGGATCGCCAAAGATGTCCTTAGTTTGCAAGGTATCAACCGCACTGGCTGATACCGTTATTGCAAATAAGGTTTTGTCTGTCTTGTCCCAATCCGCCCCGAAAGCCAGGCTCCCTAAGGCTAAGAATACCCATACCCAAAATGCTATGAGGGCAAGGTATAAACCTAACACATCCCAATTGATTAGCTTAAGTAACTTTTTCATTGATTTTTTCTCCCTTCAAAAATAGAGTCCCATCTTTTATCTCAAAATCATCGAACAGGCCTATATAATGTAGGCTTCCTTTTAAATAGGTATAAACTGTAGATCGATAACCTATTGTTTTGAAATATTTTTTATTTGGGAGGTACTTTATTTTTATTTTTTTGCCATACTTTTTTCTTAAAACACGATTTATAAGTATTTTACTTACTCCATTTTTGTTTTTCATTTCTCCTCATCTTGTATGCATTCGATGGTTGTAGTCAAATTTTCAATCTCTTTTTCACTTTTTGCCGGCAACCACTTATGCTTAGTAAGTAAAAATAGCTCATCGCAAGCGTCCTGTGCCGGGCAGATATAACATTTTGTCTCTTGCCTTGCATACATCTGCCGATACTGACAGTCTATCAACATTTTAGCTAATTTTATTTTCATGGTTTTAACCCCCTGGGAACTTTAAAAACCTTGCGGTTATCCCCCATAGCATTAAAAACTATTGTCTTGCCCTCTATTTTAGGGACCAAGTTTTTAAGAGCTTCGTAGGGAGTTTTCCCATCTCCAAAGGTGGATAATAGTGTTGTAGCTCTTGGGCTTTCTTTGATTTCTCCCCTTTCAAAACTTGCCGACCATCTCATATTTTGATTGGGATAGTAGGTAAGCCGGATTTGCTCGTCAATCATGTCTGCAAATTCAGTGATTTTCATCTTCTTTTCCTTTCATTCCCTTGGCCACTATTCCAGTCCCAGCGATTCTCCATAGGATTATACTCAGGCCTTGCGTTATCAGGCTGATAGCTCCAGTTTCCCTCCATGGAGTTATACTTGAGAGTTTGCCTGTCCTGGTTTGTGGTTTCCCATCTGTTTTCCATGGGATTATACCTTTGCTCGGCGCAGGCAATAGCGGGAGAGGCTACTATTAAACTTATTGCCAGTAACATTATCTTTATCATTTTATCTTAATCCCTCCATTTCCAAGTTTCGCTAATTATTTTTTGATACTCTTTATCGGCTTTATCTGCCGATATCATTTTTAACCTGTATCTTAATAAAATCAACTCTCTATGTTTCTGTAAACACAAGTCTTTTGTCATTTCACCTTTCTCCTCTTTATAGCCTGTCTAAGCCTCTGCACACACTTTAAGGCGTGCTCTAACTGTTTGATTTTGTTTCTATTCATAATTATTCTCCTTTAACCACTTAAGCCTCTTCTCCCTACACTTTTCAATGGTAGGGGCGACACAGGTAAATAGCCTTCCCCCGGGAGTCCTGTAATCGTACATGACATAGGACTTCCCCCTGGTTCTCTCAAACCTTTCAAATCTTTCCTCTCCTGGTAAACACCTTGAGCATCCTTTAACATCTGTTTTCATAATTTTATTATTCTCCTTCCTCCGGGCAACTCACTAACCGGTAGTCGCCTTTATTATCCCGCATCATATCCGGCTTAATGCAATAAGTATGCCCTCCATCGTATTTATCGATAAACCATTCACAAAACAAGCATTCTTTATTTCTCATTATTTCTCACCCCCTCTCATATTAATTCCCCTCCTCTGCATCCTCAATCCTCTTGATGTAGGCTATTACATCAAGCAATAACTTTTTGTCATTGTACAGCATATAGGCGATTTCTTTTGCTTTCATTTTCTTCTCCTTAGCTCTCTAATCCCTTAACTGGCTTGCAAAGGCGTCTATCTCTGTATCCGTAGGATATCCCTCGCACTTCAGATCGCCCTCCATGCCAGCGTCCAGATAATATCTCCCTCCCTCTATTACTATATCAATACCATAATACTTTGTTTCCAATTTCTCTCACCCCCTCTCGGTTAATTACTATTATATAGCTGCACATGGTATGCCATATATTTACCTTATTTATGGTAACACTCCTAACTCATTGATATCACTAACAAATATAATTTAAAATAATATTATCCTGCCAAAACCAGTAATTCCCAGTACTTTAAAATTGAGCAACTTAATGCTCACTTTCTCCTGCTAAAATCACCAAATACCCAAATTACTCAACAATATCAACGTCTTAGACCATAGCAAGTTCTTGCTCACCTTTTTTACCCGTTTGAGCAACTAATTGCTCACCTTGTCTATCAATCTACTCTGTGACAATTATTGTCAGTAAATCCCCAAAAACCACAACATATGGTATACCAGTATTTGTCACCACAAGACAAATATCGTCACTCACTCACATCACCACCACATCTTGTATACCACCACACCAGCTACCACCACATCATCCACAAACTCACCACAGCCCCTATGTTGTACGATCTCACACAATCACATACTCTACGATCGCCCCATAACATCATCTATTACTCCCTCTTGCATATCACCACAATATATAGTATATTATTGTCATGTCAGTCACAAAAAAAGCCAAAATGCCCCTCAAAAATACCTTGCGTCAACATATTGACGGCAAACTCTCTAAACCAGCCAATGTTACCATTGCTATGTCGGAGTACGGTAAGGTAGATATATCTCTCGCCCTCAAACTCAAATTCGTCAATGGTTTGACAGATTCCGAAATTGCAAACCAGTTCGGCGTGACCAAACAGGCTATAAATCAACAACTCGCACCATTTCGGAGACTTTTAGCAGGAGAAGGACTTCTAAATGCTTACCGTCAAAACTTTGACAAAATACTTGAGAATGTAAGTATGGAGTTACTTTTCGACCTTCTTGATCCAGCCAAAAGAAAGTCCGCCAGCCTCAACAATGTAGCCTATGCTTTTACTCAGATAAATCAAGCACTTAGACTACATCGTGGAGAATCTACTTTAACTGTGTCATATGCCGCAATCAGAGATGATGAGATAGCTGCTGTTAGATCTCAGCGTATCAGACAAGGCAAGAGAGAGGCACTCGAGGATAAGATTAATGCAATTAAGCGTCAAATAATTGACGTTACTCCCTCCAAACCACCGCAAAGGGATGACAACGTGTGATATCTCTTACAACCACAAGATGTAGTGGTGTCATCGCCTTTCATACCACAACTTTAGTTCCTATAACAGCCATTATGTTAACTATTAACGATTCTTATGGCTATGCCTACTATGATAAGGGTGGGGTACTGGCCGGGGTATGGGGGGGAATACCAGAGCCAATGTATATATTATATCCCCCTCTAAATACGAGAATAACAAAAGGCTTGCCGTAGAAAGATAATCCTTGACAATATAAATGTTTGGTATAACTTGCATTTTCAGGAAAGGTGGTGATGATATGGACATAGACTTGCAACATTTTAGGAAGTTTAAGGTAAAATCCAATTTTGTAGTGGGAGAAGATGGTAAGTTGGAGAAAGAGAAAAAGTATTTGGCCAGGCATCCGGAGAGACCGTTGAGGTATGCTGTGGTGGCGAGGCGGGTATGGGAAGAGAAGGGAGTGAAGGTGTTGAAGTTTTCAGTGGAGGTTGTGAGATATTAAGAGATTCGGTATTTCCGAATGTGTAGTATGTAAGCTAGAGATAAAGAGAGTCAAACCAAGCTCGGCGACTTAAACGCTTCGCTAAAATTAATGTATTAATTTTTAGCATATTTTGAAAGTTTTGTCAAGTGCTAATTCTTGGAAGAGGGAAGATTATTTATCTTATTTTGTGTGTGTGTATTGAAATTCTTAGAGTATTTTAGGTTTATGTGGTTTCTTAGAGCTTTTATTAAGGCAAGTCGTTTGATGTGGTTTTTATCCATTTTAAATTATGTGGGTTAGGAGGGAATTGAACCCTCAACAGCCGGAGTATTAAATCCGGTGCTCTACCAATTTGAGCTGACTAACCCATTTTGGTAACCTCACTCCCTTATTTTTTTTCCTTCCGTGTATTCAATATAGCAATCACAATTAAAGTCTTCATTATCTGGATTTTTTTTATGAAAATCGCAAATATGTTCTATTTCTTCTACTCCTTCCCATCTATCTCTCGAATCTTTTCCGCAATTATAACAATGCCAATGACTGCATGGAATAAGAATGTAAGCTCCTCCACAGGAACAACTTTCCGCAATTGGGATACTTGGTCTGTATCTATGTGGGGCATATACCATAATTTTTTCTGCTCTTTTTGTTTATATTGAGCTACTAACCCACATATTGGGGGGCCTCCTATCCTGCGAAGGGGATTTAAGCAGGAAGGGACTACTAAGTCCTTTGTCGGAGGATTAGTGTATTAAAGGGAGCCGGGGGCAGACGTTAGCCTGCTTTTACATTTTTCCTATTAAAGGTAGTATATGCATCTTTTATCTACCCCGGCATATCTAATAAAATTATACCACCCTGTCTATCCTTATGTTGATCAAGGAAGAGTCCCCATGGTTAGTCTCTTGTCAACAGGGCTGGTAATTCTAATCAGGATCATATTCAACGTGTATATGTGTTCTTTCGAGTACTACATCATAGTTTGAACCTAAAGACTCTTTAAGTTCTTTTAATACTAATTCTTTTTGCATTTGAGAGGGAAAGTAGTAAGTACGAAAGTCTACAGCCAGTCCAAATAAATGGAGACTGCCTGCTGAATGGATACCATCAATACCTGATGTTACTACGAGTTCCTGCCCGTTTAGTTTCCAGATTTTCTCTGCCGCTATAAGCACGGGTCTAATTTTTAAATTTAGTCCTGCGAGGACAGTTCCTGGTTTGATTTTCATAATACTAATGTATGATATTTGCGGGTTAAAGTCAAGGATTATTTTATTTTATTTTTTCCTTGACATGTCAATATTTTGACAGTATATTATAATCATGGAAGATCAAAGGACATGTAAAGATTGCTTTAACTGCAAAACTAAGATTACATTTAAGATTAACAGGGGAAACAAATATACTGGAAGTAGAATTGGCCTTCCCAAGAATCCTAAGATGGAGTATCTGCTAAACAAGATAATTGTTTTTGGAAGTGTAAGGTGTACTAAAGGAATGTGGCAGATGACAAAGAAGAAAGAAGAGAAAGTTTACAAGAGTTTTAAGGGCTTCATGGATGGCAATATAAAGTTGACAGATGCCGAAAGGTGTCCTGAGTTTGATGGGGAAAGATATTAGAACTGGAGGATGTAACTATGAACGATGATTTGGAGTTAGCAATAGAGGAAGAAGAGGAAAAAGAACGACCAGTTGAATTTAACATGAATTTTAAGAAGGAGTAGGTATGTCGAAAGTTTTAGTAACATTAGTATTATTTGCTTATGCGCTTCTATTTATGTTTGGCTGTGGTCCCAAGAATCTTGTCTTAGACCCTATAGAGATACAGGATGATGTCCTAACTATAGGAGGCTGTGCTATCTCTACAGGAGGCTGTGTTGTAGCTAATTGCGGAGAATACATTGCTGCTTGTGCTGCTGAGAAATGCGATCCCATAGCATTGAGTATCTGCCTGATCGGGCAATGCGGAGAAGAGACCAGGGACTGCATAGAGCAGATAACAAAGATAATAGGGAACACAAACTAATAAAGTATTGCGATGGATAATGCTAAAAAACTAAAAGAATTAGAAGAATTAGAAACTGAATTAAAACGGCTGGACAGAGAAGATAAAGAAGATATCAGGAAAGAGTTAAAAGCTAAAAAGGAGGGACAAAAGTATATACAGGATCACAAAATAGAGTTTTTTGGTATTGTTGATCCTAAAAGAGGATTAAAGGGACCTAACCCTAAACAAAAATTGCTTTTAGATGCATGGATGAATCCAATGTATAACGTATTTACGTTCACGGGAGCAAATAAAAGTGGCAAAACTTGTATAGAAATTGTGATTTTGGAGTCTATGATGTTTGGTTATTTTCCTTGGGATAAAGGAAAAACCCCAATAAGTAAACCTCCTGTTAAGATACGTTGGGTAGGACAGGATTGGGAGAACCATATCAAAACTGTTATGGTTAGTGCTATTGAAGAATGGTGGCCGAAAAACAGGAAGGTCGAAACCCATAAAAACAATACAGGAGTAAAGTCATACTGGAAAGATTTAGAAACCGGTTCCACCATGGAACTGATGTCGAATAAACAAGAAGTAGATGTTTTTGAAGGTTGGGATGGACAAGTTGTAGCTTACGATGAACCTCCGAGACGTGAGATAAGAATAGCTTGTGCCAGAGGATTAGCTGTTAGTGGAGGAAGGGAATTATTTGGTGCAACACTTTTAAAAGAACCATGGATACACAGGGAAGTAATAAACGCTGTAAATACAGATGGAACTCCTAAAAAGTCTATTTTTAATGTTCATGGAACTATATATGATAACCTTGATTACGGTTTAAGCAAAAAAGGCATTGAAAGTTTTGCTGACAAGTTAACTGAAGAAGAAAAACAAGTTCGAATTTTCGGAAAACCGTCATATCTAAGCGGATTAATTTATGGCGAATTTGACCGTCAAATCCATCTCAAACAAAGATTTGATATTCCTCTCGATTGTATAGTCGATATTGCCATAGATACACATCCTTCCAAAGAGCAGGCAGTTTTATTCATGACTACAGATCCCCGTAATTATAAATATCTTATAGATGAAATATGGTCTCATGGTGACGGAACTTGGTTAGGTGAAGAAATCATGAGAATAATTAATCGTAATTCATACAGAGTTAACACTATTCTTATAGATCACAGTGCTAAAGGCGATTCTAATAACATGTTTACGACATACGAAAAGATAGATAATGTTTTGCATAGATATGGTCACTCATTGAGTACATACAAAAAGGATGAAGATGGTGGTATCAAGTCTGTCAGAACATTGCTTAAGGGTCCTAATAATGAACCTGCGTTGTTTATTTTCAGTGATTTAGCAAGAACGATTTTTGAAATAGAGGGATATATGATAGACCCCAAAACAGGCAAAACGCAAGATAAAGATAATGATATGATGGATAATCTGTATGCTTTGGCTAATGAAGATACTCAATGGTTTGAGGATAGGCTTAAGCGAAGCACAGCTAAACCTGTAAATTGGAAGGTGGCATAATGAGACTCAGATATTTTTATAGACCTGTATGGGGATATATTAAGGAAGATAAGATGTATTATCAAAGAGATATACAGAAAGTCTTGCATTATTCTGAATCGTCAAAAACAGTTAAGGATGATGAAGCAGAATGGTATCCCATTGAAACTGAGGACTTTCCTAATATTGAAAAACAAAAAGAACTTTTTGAGAAATACAAACCAAAAGGATTGATTACTTAAATGACAAAAATTGAATTACAAGATATTCGCCGGCATTTAAAGGGAGCTTTAAATAAAGTGGAAATGGCTCTTTTGAAAATAAACCTTGATGATGCATTAAAAAACAAAAAACTTGACAAAGATATAAAATAGCATTATTTTACAAATAGATAGTTTTTTATAAAGATATCCACATAGACTGCCTTTCAAAAAGTCCGCCTATGCCGCTTTCTTTAGGGAGCGGTTTCTTTGGCTACAAAAGAACAAGAAATATTAACTGAGCTCGATAAAAAGTTTACCAGTGCTATCGAACACGAGACCTGGGTAAGTTTTGCTAAAAATGCTAAAACTGACTTCGAGTTTCGTGAAGGTAAACAATGGACAGAGAAAGAAAAAACCCAACTTAAAAACAGAGGTCAGCCCGCTACCGTAGAAAATGAAATCAAACCTATCATAGACCGTCTTATAGGCCAGCAGGCAAAGCAAAAAACAAGAATAATATTCAAGGGACGTAATCTCGGTTCAGATGAAACTCATGCTAATATTCTTGCAGATTTGGCTTTGCATATCCAGCAACAAAGTGGATATGAATTCGAAGACAGAGATCGTTTTGATGACGGAGCAGTTAGCGGTTTTGGTGTAACTGAAGTAATAGGAAGTCTTGATGATAGTCTCCAGCCGCAAGTAAAAATCAAAGCCGAAAATTGTCTGAATATTTTCCCTGATCCTAATTCCAGACGTTATAATTGGAATGAAGATGCAGAGTTTATTTGTCGTGCAAAATGGATATCTTACAAAAAAGCTCAACAACTGTGGCCTAAAAAAAAGAAAGAGTTAGCTTCTATAATTAATATTAATCCTGTTCAAACCAATAATACTCAGGAATTAGAAAGAAACAATTATGTTGATTCCCGTACTGAAAGAGTTAGACCGGTAGAGGTTTGGTATAAGGAATATCAAAGAAAAAGAGTAGCTATTGGCCAGGACATTCCAGGTGGTATTCAGGAAATAACAGGTTTTTCAAAAAAACAAGAAAAAGAATTTTTGTCTAAATTTACCAATGTACAATTTTTAGACAAAATAGAAACAAAGATGAAAGTTGGAATATTTTGCTCGACACTTCTTCTTGAACACTCTGACAGTCCTTACGATCATAATCTGTTTCCATTTGTACCTTACTTTGTTAACAGAAAGAAGAATGGAGAGCCTTATGGCGTTGTAAGGATGCTTAAAGACCCAAACTCAGAGATCAATAAAAGAAGGTCCAAAGCGTTGCACTTACTAAATACCAATCAATCTGTGTATGAAGAAGGAGCGGTTAGGGACCCCGATGAACACAATAAACAGATGAAACTTCCTGATGGACAAATTTCGTACAGAAAAGGCTATAAATTTGAGATTATAAAAAATATAGAAGTTGCTCAGTCTCAAATGGGATTACAAGCTGAAAGCAAACAGGCTATGGCTCGTATATCAGGAGTTAGCGATGAATCTATGGCAAGAAATTCAGAAGTTCGCAGTGGAATAGGTATTCAAAGAAAACAGATGATGACAGACCTTATCATTCTTCCTGTATTTGAAAACCTTAGACGATCAAGAAAAATGGAAGGCAATTTAATCCATGAGCTTATAAAACAATACTACACAGAAGAGAAAGCTTTTTATGTGCTTGATGATATGAATAAAGCAAGGGAAATAACTTTAACTTTCAATCAAATCCAGAATATTAAAAAAGGTGATTACGATTGTGTTGTAGAGGAAATGCCGGACACGGCAACTGTGCAGGATGAACAGTTTTCAATAATAACCCAATTATTACAAGGAATGAATTTGCCTCCTAATTATGCAATGGCCTTATTGCCATGGATAATACAACTGTCGCAGTTAAGGAATAAAAAAGAGATAATGGAGCAGGTTCAGAAATTATCACAACCACCTGCGGAGTCTCCTAAAATGAGTCTCAATTTTGTGTGGAGTGAACTTACTCCGCTTGAAAAATCATGGATTCTGCAAAATACCGGGAACCAGGAAATAGCCCAGGCAATTTTGCAGGAAAATAAAGCCCCTGCCCATGTTATGAAAGAACAGGCAGGATTGGCAAAAGAACAAATGAAACAAGGCATGATGAATATGGAGTTATCTTAAATGACTAAAGAAATAATATTAGATCATAAAGATATAGAGGACCCTCAAACTATTACTCAGGTAACAAAAAATGCTTTTGAGAGCAAGGGTTTAGATTTGCACAGACATGAGGTTGAGAATATAGATGATGATTTCAAAAATAAAAAAAGAAGGTTAAGGATTAAAAATACTAAATATTTTGCTATTGGTAATGTACCATGGCATAAATAGCCATCACCGGAAACGGTAGGCAGGAAGGATTTATGGAAACAAAAGAGTTAACAACAGTACCGAGTCTTGAAAATATCTTTAACGATGAAGTTTCTGATAATGGAGCTTCTGCAAAACCATCTGTCTTAGAGGAAGGACAAAAAACTCCGTCTCTTTCTGATGACAAGGAAAGCAAAGAAGATATAAAGACTGCGGAGGATACTAAAGATGAAGTTTCAGAAAAATCAGAAGAAACAGAATCCGAGGAATCCAAAAAAAAACCAATTGAAAAGACTACAAAAGAAGAGTCCTCTTTTAACTGGGATTCTGATAAGAACCCATATAGAAGCGAGAATACCAAGATTAAAAGTCAATTAAAGAATACTCGTGATTATGCTACAAGGGTTAATCAAGAAAACGAGAATCTGAAACATGAATATGGAATAGAAAATGGAGAGTCAGAAAATAGCGAAGAAAAGAAGAAAGAAAATCAGATCGCATTTGATAACCGTGAGAAAGCATCTTTGAAAGTTGCTATTAATCAATATGGAGAAGATTATCTTAAGAAAAATATTTATGGTGAAGATTCTAAGTTTAAGCAAATCATGACTGAAAATCCTGCGATTCAAGCAAGGGTTCACAATTCAGATGTACCGGTTCTTGAAGCTATACAAGTTCTTAAAGAATTTGAATTTTTCGAAAAGTACGGTAAAGATTTGGATAAGATTCCGGATAAAATTCGTACTGAAATAGAATCCGATTTACGAAAAAAGATTACTATAGAACTTCAGGATAAACTAAAACTAAAAGGTAAGGAAATAACAACACTAAGCGGTGTAGAAGGTTATACAGCAGAAAAAGAAGAATCCTCACAGAAGTTTAATAAACCGCTTAGTATGTTATTCGATCAATAGGAGATTAAAATGGCTTATACAGAAGTTTTAACATCGGGCAATTCCGCTGTAACCAGTGCAGAACAGTGGGATAGTTTGTGTTATGAAGAATATATTGGCAAATTGATGATGAAATGGCTTATCGGCACAGATGAAAACGCTGTGCTTGTAGCACAGGAGGATCTTACAAAAGATCACGGAGATGCCATAACATTTAATTATGTTACTACGCAATCTGGCGGTACAGTTAGAGGTAATGCTAAAGGAGTAGGAAACGAAGGGAAAATTACTCCTTATGCTCAAAGACTTGTTGTAGATAATACCCGTACCTTGCATAAAGTCTGGGATTTGCCCATGACACAGCAAAGAACAACCTACGATATTATTGTAAAGGCAAAAAACGCCTTAACTACTAAACACGCAGAGACTCTTGATGATGATATCATAGAGGCTTTAACGGATACTGGCGTAGGTCGGGTTAGGGGTAGATTTCTTTATGGTGCACTCGATTCGAATTGGAACGCTGTTCATGCAACTGCTTTGCAGAATATTGACAATGCAGCGGATCAATTGACAGGGAATATGATAAGTGTTGCCAAAAGAAAAGCAACCATAAAAGGTACTGGTGTGACTGAAAAGATCAGGCCAACAATGGTTAAGAATGGTATGAAATATGAAAAATGGTTTATATTTCTTGCCCATGAGTACGCAATAAGGGATTTGGTAAACAATGATGCAGCGTTTAGAAACGCTCAGTTGCTACTTCCCCCCGGCAGAAACAGTGATAGCATGTTTTTTACCGGATCAGACTTTAAAGGTTCTTGGGATGGTGTGTTGATTTATGTAAATGATAGACTTCCGCTTACAAGTTCAACCATACAGACTGCTCATAATCTTTTAATGGGTGCACAGGCGGGTGCTGTTTCATTTGCTCAGAGGTCTAAGTTCGGAGAAGAGTTTGAGGATTTAAAGCATAATGCAATTTACGAATTGCATGATATTCGGTTCAAGAATGGTACAGGCTCAGACAATAACGTAAAGTTAGTACGAAACAGCGTTGATCATGGAATTATCAACGTATTTAGTGCTGCTGCTGCAGATTAAGGGAGGTATCAAATGGCGGAA